CCTAATCTATTTGTTCCAGAACCACCAGCAACAAACCTTGTTCCGTTCCAAGCAAGAGCAAGACAAAAACTTCCAAAGATTGAATTTCCATTTGTTGATGCTGACCAAGTAATTCCGTCAGTTGAATAACCTAATTTATTTGTTCCTTGACTACCAGCAACAAATCTTGTTCCATTCCAAGCAAGAGCATAAACTCTAGTATTAAAGATTGAATTACCATTTGATGAAGCGCTCCAAACTAATCCATCTGTTGAATAACCAATAGTATTTGTTCCTTGACCACCAACAACAAATCTACTTCCGTTCCAAACAAAAGCGTCAGCAACGTTTGATATAATTGAATTACCATTTGTTGATGCTGACCAAGTTAATCCGTTAGTTGAATAACCAATAGTATTTGTTCCAGTTCCACCCGCCAAAAATTTATTTCCGTCCCAAATACACGCATTAACTTGAGCCGATATAATTGAATTACCATTTGTTGATGCTGACCAAGTAATTCCGTCAGTTGAATAAGCTAATTTATTTGTTCCTTGAGCACCTGCTACAAATAATGGAACTGGTGTTGGTGAAGGTGTTATGGTCGGCGTAGGTGTAGGAGTTCCAGTTTGTGTTTGTGTTGGTGTTGGGGTCAACGTTGAAGTTGGCGTAATAGATGGAGTAGGAGTAGGTGATACAGGAACTGATGATGTTTCTGGAACATTCATAATTATTTGTTGCACTGGTATCCATACTTTTCCTCTATTTCCTTCACCATAAGGTTTCAAGGCCTTATTATAGTCAAACTCAGGTTTTTTTGGATTTGTTTTATAATTTCCTGGAGGGACAAGGTTTCTATTATTCCACTTCATATTTTTTCTGGCTATAAAAAGAGGGGTTTTTTAGGCCCCTCATTTTGAGTTTTTATCTTGGTAATTTATTATGCTTGCACCGTAATTCCACTCATAATTGCACTTAAGCCATTAGGAGCAAGAATTTCTTGTGTTGCATTTGGTTCGCCACCAACGATTGTTAGAGCAGAAATTCCGTTCAAGTCGTTGTATGCTAAGCCTGTTTGGATTGTTCCAGAACTTACTAAACCTCCGTTTTGGAAAGCAAAGGACCAGTAACGGTCGTTGTTATCGAGCACGATTGCAAACAAGTTATTTTGAGCCACCAAATTTTGGAAAAGGTTTCTCAAAGTCGTGTTCATCTTTGGAAGATTTATTAACAACGTTGGATTAAACACCACTGATTGTGATGTAGTGTTAACTGAGATTGCCTCAGTTAATGATGAGCTTTGTTTAACAAGCTCGAACTTATAGAAGGTTCCTGCTCCTGAAATTGAAGTAATTTCATTATCAACTGAACTAGTCCATCCAGAAATAGTGTTTCCACTACCTCCAAGGATATACATTTCTTTGATACCACCAGTTGATGCATTACGACAATCAAGAGTATAGCCTTCTTCAATATAACATGACATAATTTATATATATATTAAGTTTACTCGTTTATTATGCTGTTGCCATAAAAGCGCCCACATCGAACACCCCTACGCCATAGGTAGCATGCATGTTAATTTTCACGATATCTTCAAATGGGTCGTACATAGCGCGCGTGGTCATCATCTCGGCATTCATACCAATCATGATGTATTGCGCTGGTCCTGCACATACGTAGTTTTGTCCAGTCAAACCTTGGGTTGGAACAACCGCAACATTCGTACCTGGTAAAAATACTTTCCAATCGCTTCCACTTGCAGCAGATGCGTCGTCAAAATTAAATAAGTTTACAAAACTTGAATTTCTCATTGAAGCAATCAAAGCTCTGTAATCCGCATAACCACAATAGATAATTAAGTCATCTCTGTGTAATACGTTTTCAGGAATGTTCTGGTAATATGTAGTGAATACATCTAAACCATTGTTCGCAGTTGCGGCCGTATAAGCGACTGCTGTTGCGCCATTACCTGAAGTAATCAAAGTTTTTACGCCATTGAAACACTGAGAGTTGTATTGAGTTGCTCCAGTCGCAGTAGTATTTCTCCATAACTGCAATTCGATTTGGTTAGCCGTACGGTTCGCAATGTCAGTCAAAATTACTTCTTCAAACGGCACCGTTTCTTGAAAGTTAGAGTTTGACAAGTATTGTGAAAGGTAGGTGTCGAACAGGTCGTACGGACAGAGCTGCATGTTGGCTTTCTTATTACAAAGTGCCACTTCTACGGTTGATTGTGTAGTTGCCCCCGATGGGTCAAATCCACATGAGAGGTCTTGAAGTATAACATCGTTTTCTACAAAACCTACAAGTTCGGTTGTTCCTTTTAAGTTTGGACGTACGCTAGAATATTTAGGTAAAGTCAAACCAAGAAACGCTTTAATCAACATGTCCGAGCCATATTGCTCCCATGTTGCTAAGCCAGACAAATCATAGTTGAAATTCAACTTAGTTGTTTTTTCTTTTTTATAATTATTTTTCATTTTAATTTATTTTGTTTTTATTTTATTTTTTATCTTCTTGAACTTTTAATAAGTTCTAATTTCATATCTATCATATCACCTAATGGTGTTTTAGAGAAATGTTTTACTACAGGTGCTCTATCAGGTTCTGCCTTGAATTTCTCAAAGTCAGTCTTCAAGTTCTCAAACTCACTCTTGAATTTGTTTAACTCAGAGATTAAAGAAACCATTTCACTCATTGCTTCTTTCATTTTGTTCAAGTCTTCTTGTAAAGAACCTTCACCTGTTTTATCTGGATATTTAACTCCAGTGATGATACCTTCACCATCCGTAACGACGGTAATTCCTGATTGTGTAGTGTGTTCACCTGATGGTGCTTTTACTTTTTCACCACTTTCGGTAATGAAATCAATTTTTGTTCCATCGGCTAAAGTGTCCGATGACATCATATCGTCTTTTGTTTCAGTAATAATATTTGCTGATACTTCTTCTGTATCTTCCATATTTCCATCCATAATCTCAGTAATCACTGATGCTTCGTCCAATTTAATAATAAGACCTTCTCTTGTCTTATGTTCACCTGATGGTGCTGGAACCATTGTTGCATCTTTGATAATATAAACTACATCTCCAATAGATAACTCACCTTCACTATTATTAGTGATTTCTGTTTCGCCATCTTCTAGTTTTGTAGAATAAAATTTCTCGGACTTGAATTTAATACCTAACAAATCAACTATACGATTGATTGCTTCTGTTGCGTTCATGTTTTTTTATTGTATTGTTTTAATAATGTTTATTATCTCTTCCAATAAATACTCATCAGTTTTTTGAGTAGAAAAATTCAATATAAAATTTCCTTCTACTGAGCCACCTTTGACTTTACCAGATTTAATGTATTTCTCCCACAATTCATCTCCTTGTGGTGTGTCTAATATTTTGTATGCTGCCATCCATGAGCCAGCAGGTATTTGGTCTTGCGTAAAACCTAATGAATATGTTTTATCATCTTCACCCACTATCCAACTCTCAACCATAACTGCATCTTGAAATTTGTAATCAGTATGTTCTAAGTTAGTTTCTCTCAACCTTTGTTCTATCATAAACTTTTGTTGGATTTTTTCAATTACCTCAGGTGAGAACTTTACAAAATAACGTTCACCAGTTGTATCATCCAAACGTGGTATAAGAATATTTGGTATCATTAATGGCATGTAAACTAATCTACGTTCTTCATCTGCAGCAAAGAATTGAGTTTTACTCATCTCTTGTTTTTTCATATTTGATGAACATGCTTGAAATAATATACCACCAGTTCTTTCAACGGTTTCATAAACTCCACCACAACCTAATAAATAAGATGCGTCTGTTGCTTGAACTTGGTCTTCATATAATGGAAATCCATTATACCACTCAAACGGTAATAATTCACCAGTTAATTCTACTTCTTTACTCATGTTTTGTTGTGATATTATATATGCAATTTCACTTGCTCTTTTTGTATCTTTATCAAAATAACCATTGTTTGCCATCAACTTTGGTGGTGTTCCTGGTAATCCAGGTTCTGCACCTACATCGTTAACTCTATTACCAATAACTAATACTCTATGCCAGGCGTGAACGCAATTAGGTCCGCCTTTATAAAGCCATTTAGAATATGCTTGTTCTTTATGTCCAAATTGTTTATTCAATGGATTTAACAAATCTATTTCTAATCTTCTAAAATATCTACCTTCAATTGAAGTGCAAAAACTACGGTCAGGTGAACCATTTTCAACTCTCTTATATAAGTAATAAGTTGTTGCAGTTTTATGATTTCTTCTTTTTATTTGTTCTAATGTTGAACCACGTAATTCACCAACTACTGCCTCAAACTTTTCTAAATCTGTTCTTTGTAAAAATCTTAATA